GGAAAGAGTTGGGCTGATGATAGCTGGGAAGAAGAACCAGACTATGCAAACATGCCCTCTTTTGAAAGTCACAAGCAGCGTCATGCCCGCGAGCGGTATGAGAAGTACCAGGCGATGAAGAAAGAAGCTCTCGCCAAGTCGGTCGCAGTGCATCCCGTTCCGCCTCGGAATGTGAAGCCTCGCGTTCCGGTTCCCCCGCCCCAACGACCCGCGCTGATTGTCGAGGCTAAACCGACAAACCGTGTGATCGATGTTGTGAGGACGGTAAACACGCCTGTCAAGAAAGAGGCGTATCACGCCGCGAATCCGCCGCGTAAGTTTTTTCCCACAGCAGTAGTTCGAGATGCCAACATGAAGGCGCTTTCGACAGCGATTCGTGTCGGCAGCCGGATCATCTACAACAGCCACGCCGACGATAGCGGTGCGATGTATATCGACGACACGGAGATTCGTCGCGATGTGCCCGCGCAGTTGTTCGGTGACCTAGTGGCTCGTCAGATGGAGGTGACTTCGGTGAATTCCATTCCACAATCAGAACTGGCGGAAGCTGTGGAAGGTGCGTCTGTTACGGTCACCGACCAGGTCGGAAGATTTACATCCTCCGGCATCGTGTCAGCCGTTAATGCTAAAACGTACGAGGCGTTCTATGATGCCTCGACCAAAGAAGGGACGTGTGGAACTCCGGTGGTGAATGAGATGAACAAAATCATCGGAATTCATTTCGCCGACGGCATGTTCGTGCCGTTCACGAGTGATATTCTGGAATTTTTTCGAAAGCCGGCCGTCAAGCGTGCTAAGCTTGCCCCGGCCCCCGATGGTGTTCCCCAAGGTATGCCCTCGCCCTCGGCTCCCCCTGCCGCAGAACTTGAAGCATCTAAAGGTCGGCGAGGTGGTGGGGCTCCCCCTACCCCAAAGTAAGTACCCTGCAGGAGTGCAGAGCGACGGCTTTTGTCCAGCCCCCCTGGACGAGCTGTCGCTCTGGAATGGCGTGGCCAAGTTTGACCACGCGCAGCAAGCTTTGACAATTGATGAGTGCGAATTCATGCTGGAAGCGTTGGACGCGTACTACCCGATGCTGTCGAGGTACAGTTCTGTGATGGACATCACTGCCGCAGAACTAAGGTGTTTCGATACCCTACACTCGACTAAATCTTCGGGTTATCCGTGGTTCGTCTATGGTGCCCCTACCAAAGGACAGACCGTGGAGAAATTCGGAATAGATGTCATTTCCGAGTATTACGTGACTAATACATCCGTGGTCGGGTCGACTCTGAAAGGAGAGCTCCGGGCCATAGGGAAAGACGCACGGTTTTTTCGGCCGTGCGATGCCAGCAGTTTCGTGGAAGCTTGTCAATTGTTCTCGATTCAGAATCAATACATCATGGACCAAAGACCCTACGCGCCTGTTCATTGTCAGTTCACGACACCAGGCGTAGACATTCAGAATACGTACGCCATTCTTGATACTTTCGGAGGAGATTGTTATAGCGCAGATGGTTCGCAATGGGATGCAAATTTCCCCAGAGCGATCGCTGCTATACTAGCCACGTGGAGGACACGTGCTATGCCCGAACAAGAAGAGCGCATCAAGCGTTACTATTCCATGATGTATAACGGCTACACGAATGTGTCTGGG